CATCTGATGCGATGGCGCGCGCCGCCTCCGCGCACACCGGCGACGCCCCCTACGCCGGCCTGCGCGAGCGCAACCGCCTGCAGCGGATAATGACCCCGGTCGGGCAGGCTCCCCTGCCGCTTCAGATCACCAATAATCCGAACTACAGGTCGCCGGTATGATCCAGATTCCGACAGGCGAGAAAGAGCTCGTTCCCTTTGCGAACGAGTTGATCGAGACCTGCCGGATCAGTCAGAGTGTGCGCGCCGCCTACTACCGGATTTTGAACACCGTCGCCGAGACCGGCACGGTGACCGGGCAGAAGGCGCTCATCAACACGATGAACTATCATCTGGAACGCACAGCGTCGCACCTGTTTTCCCCCACCGATCTTAAATTTGCCTGCGACTACGACAACACCTACACGGCACCTATCATCAAGCGCGGCGAGGTGTTCGCGAAGCACCTGACCCGGCAGTGGGAGCACTCTTCGACCGACATGCTGTTCGGCCAGGGCGTGTTCGAGGCGCTGAAGTACGGCCTTGTCGCTTTGAAGCAGTGGCCGCGCAACGAGGGACCGGAGGACAAGCCGCGGATCGTCTACGAAAAGCAAGTGGTGATGCCGTGGAATCTCGGTTTCTACAAGGAAAGCGAGACCGACATTGCCAACCAGGAGGTCATCTGCGAGACCTCGCAGCTCACCGGCCCCGAGGTGTGGCAGCGCATCTGGCGTTTCCCCAAGGCCAAGGATCTGTACGAGAAGATCATGACGCACTCCAAGAAGGGTGCGGGTGGTTCGGGTCCCGACAGCTTCGTCCACAACGTTCTGTCGTCGTCGATCCTGCAAACCGGCGTTCAATCATCGACGCGCCCGTTGCCGGGAGGCGTCGTGCAGATCGGCAACGACCCCAACTACCCGATGATGGGGCCGACCGACGGCGCCCCGACGGTGGAATTTCACGAGTTGTGGATCAAGGGCGAGGAAGATTATGCGACCATCCAGATTGTTAATCCCGACATTTTGGTGACGCGGTTCAAGACGTCCAACCTGATGGGCATCGAGCGGGTGCAGCCTTATCGGATCATCCAGCCGAACCCGATGACCGGGTACATCTGGGGGCGGAGCGAGCTGATCGACCTGATCGAGCCGCAGGCTTTCCTGGCGCAGATGTGCGACGACCTGAAGCGGCTGATCGGCTTGCAGATCGACAAGATCATCGCTTTCAAGGGCGACAACACCATCACCGACGAGGGCTACGCGCAGTTTCGGCAGTCCGGGTACCTGAACATGGGGATGAACGGCGGCGCCGAGGATCTGACGCCCAAATTTCCTTCCGAGTTGTTGCCGATCATTAAGTGGCTGCTCGAACAGGTCAACACACTCGGCTCATTCCCCGAGATCATGCAGGGCAAGGGCGAGTCGGGCGTCCGTGCCGGCGCCCACGCCGAGACTTTGATGAAAACGGCATCGCCGACCCTTCGCGATCGCGCTTTGCTGGTCGAGCGCCAATGCGCCGTGTGCGCGGACCTCACGGCGACGATGATGGAAGCCAAGGAGGACCGAAAATACTGGGTCGACCCCGAGAACATGGACGACAACTTCATGTGGTCGGACTTGCCGGAGGATTGGCGCATCACGGTGGACAGCCACCGCTCGTCGCCGATCTTTGTTGATGACGCGCAGCAGCTGATGTTCGCGCTAGGCAAGATGGGTGTGGTTGACGGGCTCTATCTGATCGAGAATTCATCGATCCCCGACAAGGAAGCCGCCAAGGCGGCCTTCATCGAGCACAAGAAGTCGGGACAGGCGATGCAGGAGAAGCTGTTCGCCCAGCTATCACCCGAGGGCAAGGACAAGGCGATCGAGAAGATGCTGGGCGGTCACCAGCAGCATCATTGATGTGATGTTAACGGTGAAAATTTCAGTCCTCTTCGGCGCTGATGCGGAGCACTTCGGCGACCAGTTCGACCATCTGTCCTTTGGTCGCTCGCAGCTCATTGGCCATCTCGTAGCACTCGCGCTCCTCTGGCTTAGGTCCGGGACGAATGATCTGGTTGACTGTCGTGTCAATACAAACGTTGACAATGCGATCGGCGAGTTTCCTACGGATGCGGGCCTGATGCCTCTCAGCCTCCGCTTCCCTCTCGCGCGCTTCCTGCGCATGCTGGCGTTTCAGCTTCGCAATCTCATAATCAGTTCCGGTATAGCTGTGCCCCATCGCTCCGTCCTTGTCTGTTGATTAACGCCGTCCGTTCACCCTCTCCCAAACGGCGTCATGATCGGAGCTTGCTGGCCTTGGATCGCCTGCCGGATCACCGGGTCCGATTTCGCCGCGACCATGAACTTCGCCTTGACCCGTTCGTCGGCGAGCGCGCGCTGGATGCGGGCCTGTTCGATCTGGTCGAGGTCTTCGAGAAGTATGGCGTGTATTTCATCGAATGGGATGGCGTAGGACTGCCCGAAGTCGTCGGTCCCGATCAGCACGCCTCCTTCGGCGCGGTTTATTTTATGCTCGACATAGGCGTTGTACGGCTCCCCGGCTTTTTCCTCGGTCTTGAACAGCAGCGCCCACACCGTTCCGACAGGTCCGTGCGAGATCGACACGTTGAACATTCAGGTCATCCTTTTTTGGTCGGGCCATTGGCCCATTCGATAAATTTGTCTTTCGGGAATCGGTACGGACTGCGTTCGCTCAGTCGGGTGACCGGCGGACGATTGCGTTTGCGTCGCACGTAGAGATACAGGGTCTCGACGTGGACGCCGATGTAAGCGGCGGCTTGTTTGGCCGTGAAAAACCAGCGCTCTTGTTCGTTTGGCATGGAAAAAGACCCTACTAGGGGAACTTAGGGGAAGCAACTGGAAAAACCGGACGGTCACTTGAAGGTATTGGAAGATGCCTTATGGCCTTCCCCCCGGAACCCGCCGAGGTTGGCCGCGCACGATACTGTGCGAATTGACAACCAGGAGAATGGCCATGATCGTTCGCAACCGCGGTCGTAAGCATCGCCGGAAGTAAGCTTCCCAGATGCCGATCCCAGCTCCTGCTTCTCCCGGCGCACCTCCATCGCAGCCCCCTTTCGGTCAATCCCCGGCAACGGGGCCGACGCCGAACAAGGGCTACGAAGCGCAGGGAATGCAGAAGCTGGGCGTCGTCGTCAAGCAGCTTGAGTCCATGCTGCCCGAACTGGGCGCGTCGTCCGAAGCAGGCCAGGCGGTGCTGAAGGCGCTGTCTTCGCTGTCCAAGTTCGTCCCCAACGGCTCGGTCACGCCGGCCGCACAGAAGAATTCCATCGAAGCCCAGCAGCGCAACATGGCGCAGAACAACCAGCAAATGCAGGCGCTACAGGCCATGCGACAGAAGATGGCGCAGGGCGGCGGCGCACCGGGAGGCGGGCAACCGCAGCCCCAGCCAGGAGCACCGGCATGAGCATTTTCGAGACCAAGGTGGAAATGCCGCCGAAAGAGAACAACCCCGAGGTCGTGTGCGTCCCGATGACGATGGCCGAGGTGCAGTTGCGCAATTACACGCCCGCGTCCGGTCCCGGCCGCGACATCGGCACACAGAACCTCGCGCCCGTCTACCGCGGCAAGCACTACTGAGGAGTGATCATGCTGACCGGCCAGGAAATTGAAGACGTGACGATGGGCGTCCTTGTCCGGGAACTCCATAAGGCCGGGGTTTCGTTTCAGACCATCAACAAAGCGCTTGCGGGAGCGTCTGTCGAACTGTCTTCGGACCCGAGCTATGCTCCGGCGTTGTCCATGGTTACAAACGGAATCGCGTTGATCGGCATCGTTGCCGATGCCGGCGCAGAACTTAAAAGTTGAGGAGCATCTATGCCCAACATCTTCCAGAACCCCACCAAGGCGATCCCGACCTCCGATGAGCAGATCATCCGGGTCGATCTGGACCGCGCCGACATCGGCGGCCGGCCGTCGCACATGCCGGCCCAGCAGAAGGCGCCGGGGATGGGCATCAGCCACGTCCCGAACGCCGGGTCCTCGCCGGGGAGCAAGTAAGCGATGCCGAAGATCGAGGTCGACGAGGCCGAGTACAACCGGATGCACGCGCTGGCGGTCGTCGCCAATCGCATCGTCCAGAATCCCGCCGCGCGCCGCCGCCTCGAGGAGGCGCACAAGATTGTCGAGCCCAATGCGCCGACCCCCTTCCTCGACCAGGAGCGCCTGCGCGAGGAACCGATCAACGCGCTCAAGACCGAGATGCAGGCCAAGCTCGACGCGATCCAGAAGGAACGCGATGACGAGCGGCGCGAAGCCAGCATCCGCAGCACGCTCGACAAGCAGGAGCGCGCCTTCGCCAAGCTCAAGCACGAGCACCGGTACACCGATGAGGGCGTCAAGGCGGTCCGCGAACTGATGGAGGCCAAGGGCCTTCTCGACGTGGACGACGCCGTCGCCATTTTCGAGCGCTCCAACCCGCCGCAGATGCCCGCCACGCCGGCCGGCGGAATCACCGGATCCTCGTGGGGCTTCGCGGACACCGAGGAAAAGACGGACGCGCTGATCAAGGAGCTGATCGCCAACAAGGGCGAAGGCAACACCGTCGATCGGCTGGCCAATCAGGCGTTACAGGATTTCAGGGCAGGACGTTAATGGTCGATCTTGTGCAATTCGTAGCCGGCGGTTCGGCAGAAGTCGGGGTACAAAGTCAGTATCTCGATGGCGAATTGTACTTTGTCGACGACGCGCTGGCCGGGGCCGTGGCGCGAGCTGAACAGCTC